TACAAGCAGCACAGACAATAGCAAGGTAACGCACATCGGAACGATCAATATGAGCAATCCTGCCGGAAGCTCTGCCATGACGCCTTCGATGGTTCGCGGGATGGATTGGAACACGCTTTTAACACAACAGAACTTTGGACTGTACTGATGCCGCTGATACTTTACCCTTCGGTCCCAAACTATCCTGGCGTTCCAGCGATTCCCCGAACTGTGGCCGGAGCACCGAGTATCAATATCAGCATCGCACCTGCTGCTGAATGGGTAAATCAAGCGCCAGGAGAATTGCCGTGGGGAATCTTTACTTTGGCAAATGTGCCAATCTATACGCCAACCGAAGGCGGAACTCTTTCTGTGCTCTCGTTCGGATTCACGCGCTCCATGCAAGTAAGCGACTTTCCAATTGAGGCTAACAACACGAATCAGGGAGCATCCTTTGCGAGTTTCAATAAAGTTTTCGTTCCATCAAATCCAGTTGTCACACTTGCTCTTAGCGGGACCGAGGGAGAGAAAATAGCATTTCTTGCTGCGATTGACGCAGCATGCCAGTCAACTGCTCTCTACAATGTCTACACCCCAGACGCCTCGTATAGCGGATCGCAGGAGGCTTGCACAATAGAGCGGTACAGCTACCAGCGCACAGCCACGCATGGCGCTACGATGTTGATAGTGGAAGTATCACTCAAGCAGGTTTTGCAGGTAACGGCGGCGCTGAGCAATGTGGCAAATGGAACCAGCGCGATTACCTCTCCGCAATCTCCAAGCGCAACATCTCAGGTGAGCAACGGAATCACGCAGCCTTCTACGCCTCCGACTTCATGGCTGGCACAGATATTAGGGGGCGGCACGGTGGGAGTCAAGTAATGCAGCAGATCGTCCTTCAATCCGTGCCTTCACAGCAGACACAGGTTGTGCTTGATGGACAGTCGTGCTCTATTTCCGTGTACGTCAAGAATCAGTGTATGTTTCTCGACCTAGCGGTGAACGGAACGCAGATCGCTTACGCTGTGCAATGCAAGAACCTCGTATCGCTTGTGCCTACATCCTATCTTGGATTCTCAGGTCGAATGATCTTTTTCGATACGCAGGGAACAAATGATCCCGTTTACACTGGACTCGGTACGCGCTGGGTGTTGCTCTATCTCGATTCCGCAGACTTGGAGGCGTTAAATGGGATCGTCTCCTAGTTCTTTTCAAAACACGAAATCCTTACGCTTCATTTTCACGCTGGCGAATGGGTCTCTTTTTTCTTCTGGCGAGCAAACGGGAAACACGATTACATTAGAAGGGTTGCGGGCCTCTGTCTACATCGACAATGCGGGCGGAGCGATGATGGGTACGCTTCGGGCGCAAATATTCGGTGTGACGACAAGCGACATGAACACGCTGACTAGTATGCTGTGGGACGACCTGGTTGTGAGTTCATCGGGATCGTCGTTCGACTTCAATTCAATTCAGGTATTTGCTATCGACGGCGCTCAGCAGACTCTTGTCTACAACGGAGACATTCTGAATTGCTGGGGTGTCTATACCTCCATGCCGAATGCGTATCTCTATGTCGAAGCACAGATTGGCTACTCTGCACTTGTCCAGCCCGTTGCGCCTTTGAGCATTGCAGCGAATACCGATGTGGCGACAGTCATGCAGCAGATCGCTTCCGCCATGGGATACCAGTTTGAGAATAACGGCGTGAATATTGCAGTTTCCAAAGGATCCTACTGGGGAAACACCCTAATGGAGCAGGCCCGCTCACTCATGCAAGCGTACAGATTTTGGATGTACCTCGATAGCACAAAGCCTAATACGCTGGCTATTTCTCCTTACGGGCAAGCTCGCAATATGGAGGTTCCTCTCATTTCTCCGCAGACCGGATTAGAAGGATATCCGATATTCAACAGTACTGGAGTCAATTTTGAGACGCTTTTCAATCCGTCCATAACCTTTGGGGGAGCGGTTCAAATATCTCAGACCGATCTAAACGTTCCAAAAGCAAACGGAACTTGGATTGTAGTTTCAATGTCACATCAGCTTTCAAGCCAGACGCTTGGAGGTTCGTGGAAGACAACCGTTAATGCTGTATCGCCAACAACCGGTGCGGCACAAGTAGGGGCATGATGGGATCGACTGTAAACCCGGCGGGAATGTTGCAGCCCTCGACGCTATGGGGAGTACATAATAATCTTGCGTTCACCATTCAGCAGGCTCTCTCTAAGGTGCAGACGGCGACGGTCGTCAAGGTTATCGCCTGCTCAAATGATGGCGGTGTTTCCCCTGTTGGCGCGGTCGATGTGCAGATTCTTGTGAATCAGATCAGTGGACAAAAGGTTGCTACACCTCACGTGACAATGTACGGCCTACCCTACTTGCGGATTCAGGGCGGCGCGAATGCAGTAATTATCGACCCGCAGCAAGGAGACATTGGGATTGCAGTATTCGCGAGCCGGGACATCACGACCGTAAAAAGCACCAAAGCGCAAGCGAGTCCAAACACTTTCAGGATGCACGATTTTGCGGATGGGATGTATCTCGGCGGATTGTTGAATGGAGTGCCTCTTCAGTACGTCCAGTTTGGCTCAGGTGGGGTCGCTATCGTTTCCCCTGGCACTATCACCCTTCAGGCTCCCAACATCGTCCTGAATGGCGCTGTGGCCCAAAGCGGGGGCAATGTGACTATGGCGGAAGACCTTACAGTGAGTGGAGACGTGGTAGCCGATCTCACGGGCAGCACATTTGATGGAATCCCATTTGCTACGCACGTCCACACAGGGGTAACATCAGGTAGCGGAAACACTGGGGGTCCAATCGCATGAGTTCGCCCCTTAACACGCTGCTTTTAGACAATTTGGCCTGGGATTTAGTTCTCGATTCTAACGGGTCGATTGCGCTTGCAGAGCCTCCATATGCAGTTGCGCAGGACGTGGCGAGCGCGTGCCTCCTGTTTTTGGGGGAATTGTGGTACGACACGACGCAAGGCGTTCCATATTGGCAGCAGTTGTTAGGCCAGAATCCAACCACTTCGCAGATTGCAGCGGCATTCAACGCGGCAGCTCTCATGGTCCCTGGCGTAGTCACGGCAAACACGGTCATTACCTCGATTGCGGGACGCGAAGTAAGCGGGCAAGTGCAATTTAGTACGAGCGACGGGACAGAAACGAGCGTGAACTTCTGATGGCAACGACCAGCGTACCTCCGATTCAATTTACCCCCGAGGGCATAATTCTTCCTACAGATGCCGCTATTCTTGCCGGTGTGCAATCTGACATAAACACCGCGTTCGGTGGGGGAGTCAACCCCGCACTCGCCACTCCACAAGGTCAGATTGCATCGAGCAACTCGGCGATCATCTCGGACAAGAACAGCGCCATTGCCTACGTTGCGAACCAAGTCGATCCTCAATATGCTGAGGGGCGTTTCCAAGACGCAATCGGAAGAATCTATTTCATGACGCGTAATCCGGCTTCTTCCACGGTCGTCATCGCTACCATCGGCGGATTGCCGGGAACCTATATTCCTGCCGGAGTCCTTGCGTTGGATACCTCTCAAAACGTCTACCAGCTCCTAGGAGCGGTCACAATTGGGTCAGGAGGAACGATACCCGCAGAATTCGCAAACGTCGCAACAGGGCCGATTCCGTGCTCAGCGGGGAGCCTCACACAGCTTTACCAGACGGTTCCAGGCTGGGATACAGTAACAAACGCGGGAGCAGGGATTCTCGGCTCAGACGTGGAAAGTTCACAAGCCTTTGAACTTCGTCGGCAGAACTCTGTCGCGCTCAACAGTCATGGGACGGTAGATGCAATCTTTGCCAATGTGTACGCTGTTGCTGGCGTGCTCGACTGCTATGTGATTGACAACCCTTCAGGAATCACGGTGGACTATGGATCGACAAATTACCCGCTTGCCCCACACTCGATTTATGTTGCGGTCGTTGGCGGCGCGGCCAGCGCAATCGCACAAGCTATCTGGAACGCAAAAGACGGTGGGTGCTCCTATAACGGGAACACGACAGAAACCGTCTACGATACCCGATACGCTGCCCCACAGCCTGCCTACGCAGTGACATTCGAGATACCGTCTCCTGTGCCGGTTTATTTCGCCGTAACCGTGACGAATGCGGCGACGCTGCCTTCGGACTATGTGGCTCTGATTCAAAACGCGATCATTGCACAGTTTAACGGAGAGAACGGAAATACACCTGCCGGAATTGCCTCGCTGATCTTGGCTCTCAGCTACACAGGAGCGATCTTTGCAGCGGTCCCAGGGCTATCGCTCGTTAGCATTTTCGTGGGTCTGACGGCTTTGCCAACCGGCTATGAGGCGGCAATGGGAATCGACCATGTACCAACATTGAGCAGCGCGGATATAAGCGTGGTCAGCGTATAGCTATGGAAAACCTTCTTCAAACAGTTGTTTCGGAATATGCTAATTCCCCGACTATCCTTGCGCTCATCGAATCATTCAATGCGGCGGTCGATCCTTTGGGAGATATTGACAACTTCATTACTCGCGTCTGGCAGGTGGACACAGCGCAGGGAGTGTTTCTTGACAACGTTTGGGGGCGCATCGTTGGAGTCACCAGAACGATTCCGACGAACCCAGTAACAGTGTTGACTGACGCTCAGTTTATTGAGCTGATTCTGCTCAAGGCGCTTGCCAATATTTCGCGGGATAGTTCGTATTCGATCAACACCCTACTCATGGAGTGGATGGCGGGGCGAGGAAGGGCATACGTCAACGACCTCGGCAACATGGAAATCCGGTATATGTTCGAGTTTGCGTTAGAACCGTTCGAGATTGATATTATTACTCAGAGCGGAATCTTTCTAAGGCCGGCGGGCGTGGGCGGATGGATGGTGAATACATCAGTCCCCGTCTTCGG